GGCCCATCAGCTTGCCCGATTGTGCCGCCGTCCGCGATAACTACAGAGCTTGTAGTCAAGGCGCCGGCGGTTAGGGTTATGCCTGCTGTGGCTAGCGTGTAGACTTCATCAGCACCTACCGTTCCTGCCAGAGACGTGTATGGCATGTAGATAGCACCGTGGTCGTTATCGTCCAGACCAGCAAGCCCACCATGATCTATCCCTGCTGGTAGGACTACACCACTTATAGATTGGCCTGTTAAGGTTAAGTCCAGAGAGGATGTGTCAGATACAGCGTTGACGTAGATCGTATGATCGTTATCTCCTAAGCCTAGCAGTAGGCCGTGGTCAAGCTTCTTGTTGAAGGCTGTTAGATTGAATGGGCTGTATCTTCCGCGTAGCATTATTTACCTTTTCTCTCTGGGAAAACTTTAGTTCCTGTTTCCTCTATGTTTAGATTATCCATGACCTCTGTAAGCGTACCTATTATCTTCCAGTTCTTTTTTCTTTCATTTATAGTCTTAGCATCCCTTATTCTGTCAAAGAACACTGATAGGTACGGAGATATTTTATTTATGGCAACTCTCCTAGCCGCTTCCTTTACCGTGATCTTCTTGGACTGGAACTTCTTATTTAGTAATTCCCTTTCATTGTAAAACGCCTCGACTTGTTTCCTTGGTGCAAATGGGTCTCTTGTAAAAAGTGTTCCTATAACTGGTATATCTGCTGGTTGCTTTTCCATATCGTTGCTTTCTAGCATTCTCGCAGTACGATTGTAGATGCCTCCTGTATATGAATTAGTTAAGTGTTCTATTTGCGATGGCGACATATTGATAGTTTTACCAATTACCTTCATTAACTCGGTTGTGTTTGTTCCGAACTGATCTGCTGGCAATTTGCCTTCATTGGCACGAGAAACAATTGGCCTACCAGCGAAATCTTCGTTTGCTTTTATATCTATTACAGGGCCGATTAAAGATGGCCAGTCAAGAGGGTTCGCACTTTTAAGCGTAGCAGCCAAAATGCTTTTAACTTCTTTAGGGTCTTCGTTGTGAACAGCGTCAAGGAAAGCCACAGGTATAGCTTGGAATACATGTCCTAATTCAAATGGTACTGGAAATCTGAATACAACATCTTCATCTTGCGGAGATTCAAAATGTACATAGCTAGCCTTTTCGTGGGCTGTCATATTTTTGTACCATTCCTTATCTTTGTTTTTCCACCAGAAGAATAAGGCTGGAATCGTTAGAGTTGCTACGGCTGCTGCCGTTGACTTTAAAGGACGCGATCTGAACGATCTTACTAATTTATCCGGCCCTTGTATTGCAGCGTTAAAAAATGGTATTATCTGATTTATCTGCTTACCTATTTGTCCATGTCTTGTGAAGTTAGTTGTAACATCTTGTGCCGCATTGAGAGCAAATATCGAAGCTGAAAGACTGCCTTTTCCATACAACCTCTCTCCTTCTTTCAAGGCTGGGCCAAATTCTCCGATTCGAGTTCCTATTTCAGTGATACCAACTACACTTCTCAGTGCGTCAATTGGATGCGCGAACGTATTTATCGTGTACCTAACCCCATTACTGGCAAGCATTTCGTGCTGTATGTGTTTAGTCCCCATCCTATCTTGTGTGATGAAACCGGACATTTCACCGCCCAAGGCTGCAAATTTAGCCACATCGCTATCAGGTTTTATGCCTTCAAACCCATAGTTTTCTGCTATACTAGAAACATCATTTTTTACAGATTTTAGAATCCCGCCAACTGCACTTAACGGCCCTGCTTTAGCGAATTCAGATGTTACGGTAAATGTTTGAATATCCCTTATAGGATTTCTTACTAGTCCAAATGATGTATTCAAACCAGTTGCACCAAGTTTCAAAAGTCTCGTTGGCTTCCCTACAACTATATCCCAGAACGGCCCTAATTTATAAACCTCAGTCCCTTCAAGAACATCAAGTAATTCTTTTTCAGCTTTGAAATACTTATTCTTTCCATCTACTGTTAATTTGATAACACCTTGTGATAGTGGTAATCGTGATGGTCGGAACACAGTTAGTAATTCGTTTAAGTCTTTATCAGCTACACCTGAAAAATCTATGCCTATATCCTCAAGTTCGGCTTTGATTTCCTTAACAGTAAACTTAGTAGGTGCTACTGGTGGTTTAACAGGCTTAATGAAATCTACTAAAGCTTCTGGATTGTCGCTAGCCAGATTAGCCATCGATCGTTCTATTGCTGCCCTTTGTGCGCTACTTATAATAGCGTCCATCTGTTGTATCATACCCTCTATCGGGTCAACTATTTTACGGCTAGAACCTTTAAGCCTCTTGGGTACAAACTTCTTTCCTTTTCCAACTGGAACTTGCTCTGCTTCTGTGAATTCCCTGAAGAATGGTACATATATTGGATTAGCTGTCTTTATAGCTTCTCCTGATTCGGTGGTTATCCTGCCGGATTCGACAAGTAAATCAATCCCCTTTTGATTCCATTCCGTAACTTCTCTTGCCGCCTGCTGGAATTGAGGCGAGTTTAGTTCGTCAAAAGCCAACCTCGAAGCTACTGGATCAATGCCAGTTTCCTTACCTTGTCTTTGTAATTGCAAATCCCTTGCCGCTACAACGTAAGTTACGAAATTATCAAAGTTGGCCTTACCGCCATCGGCTACTATTGGCTTGAAAATATCTTTCAGGCCCTTACTTTTTCTGTTGCCCGCAAGGTCTGTCGTAGCTTCCATGACAAAACCGCGTGTTTTTGCGGATGACTTCTGCGTAAAGGCAATAGCCAATTGGACAGGATCATCAGCGGGAGCAAGCGGGCCAGCATCAGCCGCCTTAACTACTCGCCTAAGCCCTGCGAATTCGTCCCTGAAAGCCTTGTCTGTCTTGAACAGGAGATTCTTAAAGTTCTGCTTGATAGTTTGCTTTGGTTTTTTGAAACTTATTCTTTCGTTCACTTTAGCTATGGACTGTTTTGCTATAGTCTTCTGTTCGGCCTTCGGCAAGCTCTTAGCCTGTGATACCTTATCCTGTATCTGGGATTCAGCCTTTTCAGTTGTAACGTCAATAATTTTATCGCTTAGTATTTCTAGCCCTTCTACCTTCCCCTCGACCGCCTCAACGGGCGTAGGAGCCTCCGCAACTACTGGGGGTGCTTCCGTAGGGGTAACAGGGGCTTTTTGCACTGGCGCGGCTACAACTGGCTCTAATGGTGCTTTTTTAGCTTCCACTGCTGGCTTTGCAATAGACTTATCGACTATCTGGACGAGATTAGAACCTCCGGCTATACCAACACCGCCAATGAAACCAGCCGCAACTTCCCACGGCGACTGTTTAAGTGAACCAACCATAGCTTCTCTTGCTGAATCATATGCCGTCATACCCTTGTTTGTGTTCTCAAGTATCTTAGCTCTTGTATTTTGCAACATACCAGTAAAGAATTCCTCTGTACCTTCTTTTACTCCAGTAAGTAAAACCCCTGCATTTTTTCCAACTCCTGCTAGAAAACTAGTCTCCATACCAAATTCGATACCGCCATCAGCGATTCCATGAGCAGTTGACCAATAGAAGTTTTCGTCCTCATTCTGGGCATGTTCAAAGCCTCCTGCCGCCGAAAACAAAGACAAGGCCACCAAACCCCTGTTTATCTGTATTCCGGTATTAGCCGCAATTGCTCCTGATCCTGCTCCACCTGACAGGTAAACTGCCAGTACAGACATGGCACTTGAGGTTAATCCTTCTGAGACTTTACCTGCTGCATACGAAATAGGGTCTGATTTCTTTAATGTCTCATCGAAAGATTCCCAACCACTCGCCGCCCTATCCGCCCACTCTTGACGCCATGCTTTGCCGTAATTGGATATTGATTCACCAGCAGATAAAATTTCTTCAGCAAGAGGATTGTAAATCTGGTCTTTATTCTTTGCTCCAATTTTAGTCCACCAATCAAGAGCGCCTGCGCCCTCTTGAACTAATTGACCAAGCCAATCCAGCATAGTATTAGCTCCGCCTGCGAAGTCTCTTTGCAACGATCGCGCAACTCCCTTAACAGCTTCTTTTGGTACTCCTAATGGGTCAATATCTAAAGTGGATTCTTTTGGCGGCGTAAAAGTTCTCCTAACCGGATTAAGCATGTAAGTTTCACGGAAAAACTTAGAGCTATCATGCTTCTCTTTGACAATTTTAACATCATCTAAATGCCTATCTCCGGCCCTTAGCGGAATTTGCTGTTCTAATGTTAAATCCCAGACCTCGCCAGCCCTTTGGGATGCTTCGTTCGGATCAATAGGCCTGCTGTCACCTTCGTATTCCACAGCAGTGCCATTAGGGATTAAATCTTTTAACAATCCACCTTGTTCAGTCTTTTCTGGTAATAAATCACTTAGTTGTCCCACGCAGCCTCCCCATCGCTTTTCTTATAAGTTCCACGTCACCAGTTTTAATAATTGTTTCTAACTCAGGCAAGGTGTCTCTGTCAACAACATCTACCATATTAAACAGTTCCGTTCTTTCTTCTGCACTCAATTCTACTTCTGATAAAACTTCTTTATTCTGTTCCGCCCTTAGTAATCGCAAGTCTTCAATGTTCTTATTCCAGTATTCATGTTTTAGTGACTCACTGTACTGGAAGAAGTCTTTGCCTACCTTATCAGGATTAGCAGCTATCCAGTCACGGATTTCGGAATCGTATTGAGTTAAGCTATTGAACTGCAACTGTCGATTTTCAACTGCATTATCTTCAAATGCTTTTGCTACGTCAGGTTCTAATCCTTTAATACTGTCAGATATAAACTTTGCAAAAGCGTCTTCGCTCTTAAAGTCCACAAGAACATTCTTCGCTGATGAACTTGCCCTTGAAAGCGATTCGGCTTGTGATGTCTTTAGAGTATTTGACGCAGATGAAGTTATTCGTTTCCAAGCCGTATCATCTAATTTGCCGGCTACTGCGAGCAACTGAGTATCGAACTCTTTCTTTGTTATATTACCCTTCCAAATACCAAGAGATAAGTCGTACATTTCAGACTCTACTACCCTATCGTTCGCTAAGGGGATACCTTTTGCAGCAGCAGTGGCTCTTTGGCTAGATAATTTAAGGAAAGTTCCTTGTTCTTTTTCACTAAGAGGTGACGCTTCTATTAAGGCGTTAGCAGCTTCATAGTCCTTACTGTCGAAAAGTGCTTTATTAATTATATCTCGCGATTCTTCTTGTACCGCCTCTAACCGCAACTTGTTTTCTGCCCTGCGATTAGTCACCCTATTTTTAAGTTCCGATTCAGCATCTTGTTTTTCTGATTCGCGCATACCGCTTGCCTGTATAACATCAAAGGCCACGTTCAAGTCTCCGTCTAGGTCTGCTTTTGTTACACTTGATTGCCATACGTCAAATGCTGTTTTTGATGTTGCATTGATAAGGTTTTCAGACCTAATATCTGCTCCTACTTTAGCTTCTTCTTCAAGTATTGATTTTACTGCATCTTCTCCGAATTCACTTTCTAAAGTCTTTTTACGCATCTCTCTTGAAGCTTCTATTTGCAATTCTATTGCCGCCTTCTGGACTTCTGTAGTATATGGAGTTATTGGTTCAGATAGTGCCTCTATGTAGTTTTTCTTGGTTACTTCAAGTGCCTCAGCTTTCCTTTTACGTATTGCGAAAAGCTCTGTACTTTTCTTGGAGTTCTCTAACAAGCCTGTAGTTGTTAGTTCCGAGCCAAATTTACCGTCAGCAGAACCCCATACCAGCTTATCAGCTTCAGCTTTAGCTTCGTTATATACCTGTTCTCTATTTTCTTCCCACTTAGTTTCATCGCCAACGGATTCCCTGAACGCCTCATGTTTAATTTTAGCGTTCTGCATTATCTGGTTGTATCTAGTAGTGGCAATGGAGTCTTTGTTTTGCATGTCATCTTGTACTATCTTAAACAACGAACCACCGACATCACTAACCCCGCCACCAAATGCAGACAAACCTTGCCCTATTGCGCCACCAGCCACATTAGCGGCATCTAAAGGAAGTGGTGCAGCTCCTACATTCGTACTTGGCAATCTCTTTTTTCTATATGTTGGTAATGGAGGCATATTATTTCCTTAATGTGAACGATACACTGGCTGTTTATAATCTGCTCGCAACTCCAGCAGAGCCAGCAGTTGTGAGTAAAGTTCCGGCAGCTTGGAATCTGGAAGCAGTTTTGATATTCTGGCCTCTAGCCTTGGCAGCTCTACCGCTAAACTTGAGTCCTTCTGCTTCCGTCTTTCTAAATGATTGGGCAAGAAAGCCTTCTTTTAATATCGCAAGTCTGTCGAGTTCTAAATCTCTTTCAGTCTCTTCCAGGAGAAGTGCTGGCGATCCTTCTGTAGCTAGAACCCCGCCCTTGGCAATAGCAACCTTCTGCTCGCCTTGTAGGTATCTTCCTTCACGCTCGAACTGTTTAGCTTCTGCTCTTGACCTTTCAAGTTCAGCGTCAGCTTCACGTTCTTTTAGTTTCGCGTTATAGTTAGCTAGTTCCTGTTCAGCTTTACCCTGTGCTTCAGCGGCTTTGCCTTGCTGGTATTGGCCGTAAGCTTGTATACCACCACCTATTGTCATTAATGCAACGATTATTGCGCCTAACACATTAACACTCCTTATATATTTTATTCATTAGTAACTGTGTACTCCTACATCTAATGTAAGTGATAGAATTGTCATCGGTGTCGGCCCTGTAGGTCTTATTATTACATCGCCACTTCTGGTATATCCACCGTCGAATGGTATTGTAATATCACCTGTGTAGAGTTCTCCTGTAACTGAACCGTCACCTTCGTATTTAAGTGCATACATATTACTGGTAGAATTACCCCACTGACCTGCCATTGTCTTGTAGAATGTTAGCGTTCCTTCTGTGACTTTCTTTTGTATCGTCAGGCCTAAACCCTCTATATCGAGTTTCATCGGCTCTATAATGGATGTTGTGTCATATCCAAGTCCAACTTGTGCTGTTGAAGCGGCAGTATCAATAGTTATTTCACCACCAAGCAAAGCTGTTCCGTCGCCAGAATTATATAAAGCACCAATTACAGAAGTCGTTAGAACCTTATCGTAAATTCGTACATCGTCAATTATGCCGTCAAAATAAGTACCATTATTAAATCTACCTATTTCTAAATCAACAGCTTCGTTATTGATGGATGTTATGTGTGTTCCTATTTTAGTAGAGTCAACTACAACTCCGTCAACGTAAATCTTGACTACGCCTGCATTATAAGTGAATCCAACGTGAGACCATGTCCCATTAGCTACAACTAAATCATCTGTTGTTTGTTTTGTTGTTGTTGCGGATCCGCCTGAAACCCCCAAAGTTACTACCAGCTTTCCACTTGAACCACTAACTCCAATTGGAGTAAAAGCCCACTCTCTTTTATCACCAACAGACAAATATTTCGTTACTATACCATCGGCATTACCAAGGGAAGATGGTTTTATCCATGCGAAAACTGAAAGCGCAGTTGAAAAATCAAGTGTAGTAGAATCGGTGACTACAATAACATCGTCCGTTCCGTTAAATTCCAGCGCAGTTCCTATTTTACCTGTAACTGTCATTGTACTTGCGTTGTTGGCAGAAGTTCCGTCATCGCTTCCTTCTGCATCAGATATTGTTGTGGTGGCGGTAGTCTCGTTCATTAACCAGTGGTTTATTGCTGTCGGAATTACAACTTTGGTTGTCTGTTCTTTCCCATCCCCAAATACCTGAACGGTTTCGCCTTCTAAGTGGTCTAATCCTGATATTGTTGCAGTTCCACCTGTATCAGTAAGGCCAGAATCAATAAAGAAAGCATCAGCAAGAGTTGAACCCCAATCTCTAGCCTTGAATCGTTCTACATTTCGTACTGTTGAACTATTTACTGTACGACTAACTGTAATCCAAACCTCATCTTCCTTGCTTGCACCGCCGTAAATCACTGCAACCGACTCAGCCTTAGCATCTGTTCCAGAGAGGACTATCCTTGACCAGCTAAATACGTCTTGCTGTTTCTCGTACATCATTACGGCTATTTCACCATCATCTCTAACGCACCATAACATCGGGTCAGGACTTCTTTGGTATGCCCAGTCTACTATTCCCGATTCTGTGATATGACTTGAAAATACTGTAAGATCATCTGCTCTGTAGTTAGAAGCATCGAAAGTGTCAATATTTGACAGTTCCCTGACTTTTCTGCCACCTCGCTGTAGGAATAGGATAGAGTCATTGACAAGCATGGCTTGTAATCTCTCACTTCCACGAGTTCCCTTTAGTTTAGCTGATACGTTAGTAGGCGTAAGGGCCTCATCTGCACTGGATGCGCCCAGTAAATGCTCACCACCAACAGTTCCCAACATAAGAGACGTTCTGGGAACCGCCCATTGGATTATATTCTGCTCACCAGAACCGATCAGTGTTTGCGTTATAGCGTCGTCATCTGCCGTACCAGCCTTGAACGTCTTAAACTCTCCAACAGCACTCCCCCATGAAGTTAATGGCTTAGAGACGGAACCAGAGTACGTGACGCGCTCTTCAGGGGAAATCTCAACCGTTCTAGGCCAACCTCTCCAATTACCCCATGCACCTTCTGACCATCTGTGAGTTAGGTCAGTTGAGGCTAGTGTTTTTAAGACTGTACCAACCGCAACGGTAGGTGATGTTACTGATGTTATCTCAACTATCCCAATATGGGAAGTATCTCGTATGGAAATCTGTATACTTGCATCTCCTGTACCCGTCCCATCTGAAACTCTGGCCCTATAAATAGCATCTGAGAATTCTTCTGTTTCGGAGGTGTCTATATTCTTATTCGCCAAGGAAGATACCGTTGCTACCGTCTCGTAAGTTGTTCCTGAATCGTAGCTTCTTTCAAGGACAATAGTAGATGGCCCACCTGTTCCCCATGTTCCATTTGTAGTAAAGTCCCATGTAATACCCTTTGATACTGCAAGTGTGCTTGTAACGGCATCTGCCGTCGTTGAGTTAAGTGTCTCACCTATACTAGCATCGGTTCCCGATACGTTCTGAACTAATTTGAATAATGTTCCTGTTTGAGATTTAGATGTTGTAACACTTCCACTCGGTGCATGTCCGGCAGTTGTTCCCGATTTGAACGGTGCATGTCCTACCGCTGTTAATGTAACTGAACCAGTAGTTGCCGAAGCTACGATTGTCTTGTCTGTATCTGTGTTTTCATTCCTAAATGGACCATCCTGAATATCCTCAGCAGATAGTGTCCAGTCGTCGTCTCCCAATCTTTCAAGTCTTCTAGGCTCGTAGTCGTCATGAGCAATAAACATTGCATCTGCACTTTGCTTTATATCCAAGCCTAATAGGTCGGCAGTTAGGTATGGTGTTTCTATTTCATATTCCGCAGTTGCGTCATAAAGAGATAATACGTTTGCAGCACTTAATACTGTACTGAATATTGCTAGATTATCTATTCTACTGCCGAATATTTTTTCTATAGCTCCTGCCGAAGATTCTTGTGCGCCTATTCTTGTTTGTGCGACTGTATCTTCCATTGTTCCATAAGTAGATAGATTAGTAGCGGTTGCATCTGCGGCGGCTGAATCTACATACAAAGAGATATAATTAGCGGCAGTTGCTCCAGTCCAAGAGACGTGATCTCCATCATATGTCATTGCTACATATCGCCAGCCAGTGCTTAGTGCGTTGTCTGTTACTGAACTTGCAAATTGTGAACTTAAATCTTCTGTTCCTGCATCGGAATTGTAAAGAGCAGTTACTTCTTCCTGTGTAAGTTCTTTATTAAATAACATTACATTGTCTATTTTACCATTTGCATATCTGTTTGTTGCATCGCCAATCGACTGGTCTGTAAAGCCAATATAAACATCAGTTGCCTCGTTTTGCATTGCTGTGTATCCGCCGCCATCATCAGATGTACCCGTTTTTAACGCTCCATTTATATACAGTTTTATTCCTGCGGATGTTTCAGATGCATCATATGTGGCTGTAACATGAATCCATGAACCTTCTTGTGCTGTAATAGCAGTATTATACTTTCGACTAATGCGAACATTTGTATCATGGTCAAATAACGATAAACGAAGTTTGTCGTCTTTATCAACCCAAAACAAGTATTCATCAGCAGCATTTTGGGTCTTACTAAGAATCGGAAAAGTTGTGGCATCATTCATGTTAATCCATGCAGCTATAGAAAATGGACTGTCGTCAGAAGCGTCACCAAAACTTAAATCATCTGCATCTGCTACACTAATTCTATCATTGGTTCCATCGAAATCTATAGCATTATTTATTTTACCAGTTACGCTATGTGTAGATGTATAATTATCCCCCTCATCATCCATTACTCCATTGTGACTTCCAGTCGCATCTATTACTGTTGTTGAATCTGCACTGTCATTTAATTTCCAATGAGCAACCAAATCTGAATCAAGCAGTAAACTTTCATCGGCTATACACATCTTAAGATGGTTTGTTTCATCTAGTATGAGCTTCCATTCCCTTGCCTGTGATCCCGTAGTTTCGTCCCACTTAGCCATTATCGTTTGTATCGTACCGGTATTTGTAACTCTAACCCATCCAGCTATACTGAAAGTTCCGTCAACTCCCTCTACGAAAGTCAGACCAGCCCCAGCCCCACCTGTTAAGATTATTGCATACTGGCCAGCTAAATCTAAACATCCAGTCCCAACTTTGCCAGTTTCATGTAAAACTGATGTGTTTGCTGTTGCTACTCCGTCGTAGTTTGCCGCTGTATCATCTACTGCTGTATTTGAAGTGTTATCATTCATCTTCCAGTGTGAGATAACCGTACCAGCAGCGGCGTACGTAGCGTCAACCTCAGTACCGGCGCCAGTTAAGACTTGTGCGCCGTCTTTGAATACTCTTATGACTTGATTCTCAAATAACAGAACATAGGTATCGTCAACTGAATGGCCAAAGCCTACTACCATTCCTTTTGCTGTCTGGGTTTTCTGCGAGGCTATGAATTGTGTTCCAGGTCTTCGCTCTGCTCCACCATAAATTAATGGATAGAAGTTCTGCATCTGGCGACAACCCATATGATATTTCTGCTGGTCGATCCTTGAATTAAGCTTCGGATCAAGTTCGCCAGAATTAAGAGCTTGTATGATTTCGTTTGTTTTTGGCATTTTTTAGAACCGTCCATAAAATCCGGTTAAATTTGTTAATGCAGTCGCTGTTGCCTCTGTTGTCCTGAACTCAAGCATCCAGTATCTATATCCACATGCATCCAAAAAAAGACTTCCAGCACTATTTGAATTACCATCGTCAGTTCCCTCTATTTCTTTTGGCCAATTTTCGTATGTTACTACAATCGTATCACACCAAAATGTGTTTGCCACAGCTATACCGTTGTGTGGCCACTTAACTACCGCTTGTGTCCCTGTAGTGCATGTACCAGCCGCCGCTCTCCTTGCCATACCGTTCTCGTTCTTCCATGCAGTCAAATACCAGATAGCATTTCTTGAATGAGCAGAACTTCCAGCCATGAATATCTCCATACCGTTAGTCTCTAGGTCATGTGTGTTTCCATCTGTTTCAGTGGAGTTGTCTGTCCATGCTATGGAGTCTTTCAGCAAGTCCAAAACTCCTGTAGCTGGCTTACTGGCAAAATCCCCCGCCGTTGTAAGGTCTAACAGCGTATCTTCTGCGCCAGTGGCCCTCATTGGGAAAATTTTGTGAGCAGGAGTGGTTAAATTCAAAGTATTGCCGCACTTTCCGCACTCTCTTCCCAGATTATTGTTACCGTTACTGCATTGGTAGCACTACCTGAAAGCGTACAAAGTAATGTCTGCCCGCACATTGGAATACCATCATGCGAAATAGTAGCTGACATATATAATATTCCTGTTTGTGGTGTGTCTGCACCTCCGGTTAAGGTTGAAGCAAAAATATCTGCTATTCCATCATTAAGAGTAACTGTCCACGAAGCATCACCACCAGTAGTTACAAAGCGAAGTAACTTACCTGTTATTGGGAACGTAGTTGTAGCGTTACCAGCCGCACCTGCTGTCGTCTGGGTGAAAGTCACACGCCTCATTCTTGACTTCCCACCGCGTGCCGTTACAGCGCCGATTGTCATATTACTATCTGCCATTATATCTCCTTATGGTATTGCATTTTAAAGTATTGCGTTACATTCTGCTGATTCTTCCCAGAATATTGTTATTGTTGGTGCTAATGTTGTTACATTGGTAGTAGTGCAAGTTAGTAATTGCCCGGCCATTGGTATACCGTTATGTGGTATTGTAGCGTGCAAACTCAGTAATGTTTCCGTTGTTGTATCATTGAGGTTTCCAGATGAAAATACATCGGCTATTCCATCGTTAAGTACAAACTGCCATTCTGCATCACCACCAACTCGTATATATTTCAACATTCTGCCGGTTATTGGAAATGACGTTGTAGCAGCACCACCAGCGGTTCCAGACGCAGTATGTGTGAAAGTAACACTGCGCATCCTTGATTTACCACCTCTTGCAGTAACTTCGCCTATTGTCATATTAGCCATGATTTACTCCTGTTCATTATTTAGTAGCTTTTCTTCTACCTCTACCTCTGCCTCTACTTGGTTTTGGATCTCCTTTTTTACCTACACGCGGTGTCCCGCCACAACTACCTTTTTTCGCTGCCATGATTTTCTCCTTATTCTATTTCTTGCGTATTACCAACTTCAGCCCAACTATTCGAACTCTCTTTAACGTATTTCTCTCGCTCATCCATTGCTATTGCTTTCGGCATTGCCAGGTCAAGTTCAATTGCAAGCAACTGAATTGCCTTCAAATCCTGTGTCATATTGTAATGAAGAGCAATTGCCAGTTTCAGGACCAGAACTCTAACGAAGTGTTCAGGGAATAAGGTGACATCTGTGATAGCCTGTACTATATCCATGTCAACTTCTTCATCTTCCATATTAGTTACAATATTGGTTCCTCTCTTCGTCCAGTCGGTTAATTCAATACCGCCAACCTTCACCTTTACAACCTTTTTACTGGTAGGTATTGCGTATCTGTATGAATATTCCTCAGACCGCCAATGAGCAGTTCCGGTTCCGGTTGCTACAAACGTTGCGGCGACTACAAAGGTAAATGTAGGAGACGCATCGACAACAGACACAACATCGTAAGTATCGTCATATCCTGTATCGCCTGCAAGCTCAACCATATCACCAGCCACAAGGCCGTGAGAGGCCGCTGTGGTCACAGTAATGGTAGAAGCGGCAACTAACACAGCAATTGAACTAACCGTTGCACTGTGGTCGTCTATCCCGTGGTAAGTCCTGTGTGCGAACTTCCATCCTATCTCTGGGCCGTCAACTAATGTCTCGTCACGAATCTGATCAAATATAGCAGCACATTTCTTCTCGTTTACTTCCGTGCCGTCCATATCGTCTATTAGCGACTGTCCCATACGCATTAAACTCAGGTTGCAAATTGCTGTTTCTGAAGCTGCCATAATTTATTCCTAAAAATAAAGGACGAGATTTTACCCCGTCCTTAAATTAAACATTAGTCAGGTACGATAGTTTTGGCAGCGCCCAATTTGGTATGGGATACACCCATCCATCTTGCGCCAGCTTCAACACAAATCAAATCTACTACATCGCCAGCAGTCAATTGATATTCCTTAGTTCCGTCACAATTAAGCTCGTTGATTTCGTCAGTAGTTGATGCCAAGGTTCTAAGTTCACAAGCTACCGTTGCTACAATCGCAATCTTTTCACCAAGAACACCAACTGGTAAGGCTACCCAATCATCAGCGTTGTTAGTAACAGCGGTAATCTCAACAATTCTAGTTCCAGCAGGTATTGAATTACCACCTCCGTCGGCATCATCAGCAGTTGCATCGAATGGTGTAAAGTTTATTCCAATAGTTGCTACCGTACTGTTGTCAATCGTGGTTGTACCCGTTACAGCAATAGATAAATCGCCACCAACTGTAATCGTAGCGTCATCTGTAGTATCAACGGTAAGGTCATCGCCAGAGTTAATATCTATATCACCAGCGGCAGTTGTGGTTAAAGTAATAGCTCCTGTGGCTGTACCTTGTGTATTCACTAAGGTAATCGTTTCCGCTATACCTGTATCAGTTACAACACTAAAGGCACTTGCGACGTCTTCATTTGACGTAAAAATGAACTGACCACCAGTAACAGCCATATTCTTCGCAGTTGCAAAGTCGATATCTATACCACCAGCAGTTGCGTCGATATTAATAGCATCTTCGCCAGTACCGGGTGTGTTGGTGATTATGATATTATCTGATGTGGTAGTGTTTACCGTCAAAGAAATATCATCTGTACTTGTAAGTGCTAAGTCTCCTGTACCAGATTGGATAGTAGTTGAAGCCGTAGTAGTAATGCTTCCAAGTGTAAGAGCTGGACTTGTAAATACTCCAGTAGTTGTTCCAGTCAGTGTAAGCGCATCAGCGGCTGTTATGCCCATGTTGTCAGCGGCGTTCATTGTCAAGTCACCGGCTTCTGCGCCAATAGCGTCAATATCAACTCCACCAGCAGTTGCCTGTAGCGATATTGCATTTACAGCCGCCTCGGTTGCTGACAATAGGATTGAACCACCAGTATTAGTTATTGATATATCCTCATCAGATGCTCCAGTTGTGGTCATATCAATATCTGCCAGTGAAGTAATAACTATACCACTTCCTGCACCCGTTGTAACAATCGTAATAGCATCGTCAGCAGAAGCTTCACCAGAATCTATCATAATAGACTTATCTGTTGAATCAAGCTTAATATCACCGCCAGTTGCTTCAAGCGTAATTACACCAGCAGCAGATGTTCCAATTATGGAAGTTGCGGCTGTGGCAGTTACACCACCTGTAGAAGCTGTTAATTGAACTGCATTGGCAGCCGTTCCGGCGGAAGAAAGCGTTAGCTCATTGTCGCCTGTTCCTGTCTGTGCTACTGTCAAGTTGTAAGTCCCAGTATTGGCAGCGCTAATAGCAAAATCAGCACCAGCATCACCTGCAAGAGAGGCAAGACCACTATGTGCGTCTAATGCACCCCAGACAACGTCTGAAACACCAGTACTTGAAGTTAGCGTAAGCGTGTTTGCTGTTACAAGGTCAAGGTCAATATCTTCCTTAGATGTCGCAGCTATTGTAAGTATTCCATCGGATTCAGCAGAAAGTGTTATGTCATTAGTTGCAGGTTCCGAAAGAACAATATCGCTACCACCTACGATCGCACCAACAAGAGTGGCTACACCAGCCTGATTAACAGACCAGTTGTCACCTGCAATATCAGTACCATTTGTTACTGAGTCAATCTCGACAGCAGTGCCAGTAGCACCAGTGCCCATTGTAATAACTACAGCGTCATTATCATTAGTTGCTTCGTCTTGGTTGATTGCTAATGCAGTGTTGTTATCACCGTCAGAAACAGTCATTGTAACTGCTGTTTCGTCAACATCTATCGCGTAACCGGCATTGTAAGATTGGTCTAGCGTACCTACTGTTCCAGCTGCAAGTCCTGTTAAGGAAATCCACTCAGACGCATTGCGATACTTTACAGTACCCGTAGTTAAGTCGTAAAACATGACTCCTTCGGTAGCCGTAGGCGCTGAGCTAGTAGCTGTCGGGATGTAATACAAATATTCGAATCCCGTAGTTCCATCCAGCATTTCTTCAACTTCCAGTGCCCAATCTAAGATGTAGTCTTTAGATTTTCCTGTCCATCTATATGCGTTTTTATAGGTCTTTTTATTATCCATAGACCTAGTAAACGTGCCAAAACATGGCAGGGCCATTAAAACAATGAATAATACAATCATAAATCTTTTCATTGTTTTTTTCCTTTCATAATATAGTTTCTTGTCATTCCTAATAAATCAACGGTTTTAATATGTGAACATTTTACTTTAGGCTCAACCCATAAGTCGTAACCAGCTTCTCTGGCTTTATTGCAGAAATACAAATCGTGACCAACTGTAAGACTACCCTTAACAAACTCACTTCTCCAATAAGGCCATTCTAGCTTGTCGAACACTTCCATCTTTACAAGCATAATTCCATTACAGATGGTCTTTGCTTTAAAAGGATTTTCCGGAAGGTCTTCAATCTCCATAGCAACAAATGGGTCCTCTTTAGATAAGCACCATTTAACCTGGCACTTCTGTATAAGAGGGTACACGCCTGAAACTATGTCCTTATCAGCTTCAATGAGCTTTGCAAGGGTGTTTGATCTTGGTATCACATCATAATCTACAAACAGAATATAATCAGGTCTCGGTCTTAACATCATAGCAAATTGCACTATCTTATCGTAACCAAGTTCTGCATATCCAGTCGATGGGTAATAAGTTAAAACACTACCCTTCGTCCGCCAGTCCTCTATCGCACAAATAGTACGAGTATCAGCCTGGAAGTTAGGAGATAGCGGGCATCCAACCAAAATAAGTTTATCCTTAATCAAAATATTCTCCATTAAATATTAGAAGCAGAAACCTGTGTGTCATAACTTGACTGTGGGCCATGATCTATCCATGCGTCTACAGTCCCTGTCGTGGATGTAGTTCCACTAATCGTATAAAGTAATCCAACTATACGACCATCATCTACGTTGTATGGAAGAGGCATACGCATAATCCATGCACCAGCAGTGAGGGAAGCCTCTGCAATTGCAGGGGTAGACCAGATTACAGTAGAGGAACTATCTATCGGGGCTACTGTATCGTGGCACAAAGAAACCTGCATTGCTGCTGTTCCCTCTGCACTATCAATTGCCTCTGTTCCTACTTTTACGTTAAGCCATAGTGGTTCACCGGCACCGAGTTCCTTATCGGCCAGTGTGAAATCCAAAATGTCCGTAGAAGCTATTGTACCAACAGCCTGAGAAACATCTTGATCGTCACTTAATTCTAACATAGCATCAAAAATTGCCATAAGTTTTCTCCTTTAAGAAAGTGTTGCCTCGGCATTTGTGATAGCGTCACAACGACGTATCGGCATGTCAAGGAAGTACAATTGAGGTTTACCAAACGGGTTGTTCTCACCCCACTGGACGTTCATTTTGTCCTTAGCGAGAATCTGCAATTGGGTATACACGGTTTCATTAACATACATAGAGATAGTGGAATTACCCTTGAAGTTGTTTCTAATCTGGATGATGTAATCTTCATTCAAGGTATGTGTCTCAGTAGAAACGCTGTCAATATTACACAGACGCTTTACACATCTGCCATCTTCAACGCAAAGACCAACATCCCAGCTAAACTCTGTTACATAAGCCCAGAGTGAATTGGTTGGGTTAGGATTAGCCGCTGAAGCTGAGGCAATTGAGTTATCGCCAGAAGTGTAAATACGGCCTTCGTCCTTTTTCTTTAGACCACCACCGTCAGTATTACGAGGATGAATCAGATAGACTCCATCAGGTTTCCACTGAACAAAGTAGATAGAAGTGTTATCCGAACCAGTTGTATTGCCGTTATTAACACAATACTTAGTAGGATCGGCACTTATCGAAGCAAGTCTGTACTGGAATCCAGCAAACTCTTCTGGAGGTGTTGTAGTTGGGTCTAATGCACCAGAACTTACGTTACCCATAAGGGTATTGGCAACTTCCTGTCCCATAGACTCAATATAAGCACGTTCCTGATTAGACCTGTATTTAGCGGGATTCGGCTGAAGTCGCATAACATCTTCAGGACACAAATAACGGGCTTTCAACATACCCATTTCTTCACGAACCTGATTAGTAAGACCAACGGTTGCGTTCCAACCATTACCGGCCTTAACCCAATTTACTGCCGGAAGTGCAGTTCTGCGTGTTACTACATGAGATGTAATATCATTTCCACGTTGAACAATAGCGTCTGCAACAACATCGTTTGTTTCATTTAAGACTTCTGCAACGTCGATTATCTCGTTGTTGTGAGTCTGTTTAGCCGCGCCAAGTAAACTTTCGCGACTTGTTACTGTATTAGTAGCCATGAGGCTTCTCCTTTAAAATAGTTAAACTTCTTTTTTAACGTAGGAGTTACCCTGTTCTTGTCAGGCTACTACTTCTATTATACACTTAGTCAGTGGCGTGCCTTTACACGCTTTTACTCGGCCTTGCGGTTATCCGAGACTTCTAATATCAGACTTTATCCTTTAACGGAGTCTTAGTATTTATGACCTCTCGCTATAAAATACTCGCGAGCTTGTTTCGATTCATCATCCTCACCACTAGCATACATCTCAGGTGAGGTTGCATATTGCGGTACATATCCTTTTTCAGTATCTCCAGATGAGTCACCTTTTATTATAGGAGATGATGCTGTCTTCTTACCTAGATTAATAAATTCCTTTACAAATATAGGATTGTTTCCTAGACCAGATGAGTCAAGTAATTCCCTGAACTCATCACTACATTCTTCGCAGAACCTTCTTGCTATCGTCATGCTCTCATCGTATCCTGCGCCTAGTTCCTGTTTAAGTGCAGTTTCACCCTGCTCACGACTAGCTTGTGTATCTGCCAGAAGTTGATCGTAATAACCCTTGACTATATGCTCAAAGGCTTGCTTACTAACACCCTCAGCATGTGCTATCTGCTTAAGGCTGTTTTCTATGTTCTCGTTACGGAACGCTTCTGCGCCTTCTACTGGTGGAACCTCATACCCTTCTGGGTTTTCAGGGCATCCAGTTTTCTGGTAGAACGCTCTTATTTCTTCTGCTGACGATTCAGGTGTTGGCATTTTAACCCTGCCACTTGACATCTTCTCAAGTTCTCGGTGACTGCCAATTAACTTCGGCAAATCCTCAACGCTCTTGATTCCCTTAGATGTCGCCCATTCCATATTGTCGGCGCCAACATAACTCTCTATAGAAGTTGTCGCTAGTTCTGATGATAATAACGTATCACCGCCCGCGGCTTCAGTTTCACTCATATCATAATCCCTTTAAATAAACTATCATTTTAGTTAATATTACTATGTCATCTTTAACATAACCTAATGCTAAATTACAATTTTGGCACAAAAGTTTACGAACCATATTTGTTTTATGGCAGTGGTCTACAGCTAAATGTTTTATTTTTCCATATATCTTAGAAGTCTCAGGGCTGCCACAGATAGCACAAACTCCACCCTGTTGAACAAACAATTCATCATATATTTCATTAGTTATCCCAAACTCTCTTTGTAGGTTAGCATTTCTAATTTGTTTTCTCACTTTTTCCTTGTTCTTTGTAAAATATTTTCTTTGATAGGCGTTAATCTTTTCTCTATTGTTTTTACAGTATTTTTTATGTCTGGCAACCACTTTGTCTTTGTGTGTATCTCGGTAAATTTTTGCTTTTCTGTTTATAGATTCTTTGTTGGCTAAATAATATCTTCGTGCATATTCTTTGCGTATCATTGGATACTCCTATCCAGCTCGCTAACAAACAGGAAGGTGGGGCGAGTATTCCCACCGTGTCAGGCTTAAGACCCTATCCTGAATTGTTTTACAAATTTTTAACCGGCTTTGCTCTACTGATTGCGTCGACAATTCTGTCGATTCGCTTGGTTAGTTTGTCGATAATCACATCAAGCCTTGCAACTTCTGTTTCACTTGTGCATATATCCCTTACTTCTTTAGGTTCTACTTCTTTCTTTTCCTTCTTTACTTTTTTCTTTGCCATTAGTTCCCTTTCGATGGTAATTCCATTAGCTTTTGTATATACATTCCAACCATGTCAGGCCCGTCTATTCCGAGCTTTTTAATTATCTGCTTTACAAAGTTCTGTACCGCTTGTTCCTCTGGTGTTGTCAAATCATCATCAAAATATCCGCCATTGATTAATAAGTCACCTAGAACTCTCTTGCCCGGGTCTGTTCCAAAGCATGATCTGTATGACGTTACTGTTTCGTTCATGCTAATTGTCCCTCAATAGTTTCCATTGGTGAACCTACTTCGGATTTTCTCTGAAGCTTTGGAACTGCGTCTGCAATACCCTGTAACTGTTGCTGTTGCTGTGCCTGTGCGCGTTCTGCCGCTTCCTTATCTCGCATGTCCTTTAGTTCCTGATCTGTTCTCATAACTGACTGTGGGAAGTCTGTAGAGTCCAGGATATACTCTGCTAACCTGTCTGGGTGTACTCTATCTAATGCTTTAGGATATACCGCAGACGCCTGTGCAAGTTTATTCAATCCACTTTCTACTGGTTGCAGAAGGAATAGCCTTCTCTGTGCCTGTGCGAGTGGGCCGGTAAAGACCTGCTCTATTTTAATCTTTCTGCCACCTCTAGCTTTAGATTCCTCAAAAGCGTCTATAAGAACCTGTGGCGGCTCTGGTAATCTTCCTGCCTTATCAGCTATCTCGTGGACGTTGTTATTTGATTTAGCAAGACCTTCTCTTTCTAACCTACCAACTTGCGGGCCAAGAAGAACTGATTTCTCAGACTGTCTTTCCATAATCTCAGTAGCTGTCATTTCGCGTTCTGCTCTTGCAAGGATAAGGAAGAACTCTACCCTGTAGGCATCTTCGATAATTCTTTGTATTTCTTTCTCTCTGTCTATTGCTATGGGGTAGTTTATACCAGTATTGATAACAGATACCGTATCGCCGTTTCGTTCATAGTAGTTATGGCCATCTGGTTCTATCCTCGTATGACCTCGCATGTGTTCTGGTACATTAAGTGCAGGAGCAACCGCCATGTGAGAAGCTTTTAAAATATTCTTTGACATCTGGTGTGCTTTTTTAATTGATACCATTGCATCAGCAGCAGGAGAATATCCGTAAATCTCATCTGAGTTCTTTCTTAATCGCCATACAGAATATGGATTCAAGTCATAGCCAGACCTCTGTACCGTTCCATCACCATCTTCAATCGGGCCAGTGACATTAGCTTCGAGATAGACAGATGCGAAATTCTTGTGTATCGACAGGATACTACCAAACATTAAATCGTCATTCGGGTATACAGCGTGAATGAATTCATGTTTCTTTTCTGGATTTTCCTTTGCATTATCTACTATGTTCTTGCTTAGTTTGTCTTCACCAAACTTCTGTATTGCCTGTTTAGCTGTTAAGAAAAACTTCCTGAATACTGTATCAACCTCTCCATACCTATCTTCAGAGATGAACACCTCTCTTGGGTGGATTGGGATATGCACAGCTACTTCCCTGCTCATATCCTCTTCTGTAAATAGTGTAGCAGTTCCTATAGAGCCAGCATCTCTGAACCACTCACCTAGTATTGCATAGAAGTTTGAGTTGTTATACTCACCGTACATAGCCTCGTCGTAGTTCTGTAGATACTGTTGTACTTCGTCTATATCGTTTATTCTCTTATCGTTGATTACATTGCGGAACCATTTCAAAGATTGAGATACCATGTGACCCTGCATACCATCTACCCATACACTTAGCGCAGACGAAGGTACACCACTGTAAGACCTTTTACCTCTTACCTTACCTCTGTCATCATATCTCTGGGAGTCTTTTAATAGCTCACGTCGTGGATTTACATATCGCGCAATATCATAGTCACGATCTTCATAGAGTTGCTTAACCTCTTCGAGTTGTTTCATCCTAAGTCGTAATTTACTAGCAAGATTAGTTTCATTCATGCTGTTGACCTTCCAAGTAACAAAGCTGAACCTTGTGATTGCTTGTTTATCTCAGTTAAGATTGTGCCACCCCTGCCAGCAGCTTGTATTCTCTGCCTTCTCTTAGCTTGGTCTTTCAATTTAATATCCTCGTCAACCTGAGTTGGAGTTGGTACAGGGTCTGGTACTGGTGGTGCCTTAGCTGTCTTTGTTCCTTTTCCCATTATAGTATCACTTTCATAGTTACGCTATCTTCTTTGAAGCCATATTTTTCCATTGCTCTCATTTGTTTCCTATCTGTCTCTCCAGTAATAGAAATCATGTTTCTTTTCATTGCCCATTCCTTTGCGAGTTCAAATGATTTCCTACTGGTCTGTAAGTCAGTCCCAGTTTTTCGCCACACCTGAGCAAGCCAGAGACTATTTCTATTCCGGTAGCCAATAAGAAAACCATCAATAATCCCACCATTCCTAGACACAAGGCAAAGAAAATCCTTATGCTTCTGCCAAGATTCCAGTTCTTCAAGGATAACCTCTTTAGTATAGTCTTCGCACGTTGTAAAATTGTCTTGCAATATAGATAAGTCAAAATTCGGTTCCTCAGTAATCATTTTGTATCTTGGAACGCCCTAGGCTTTCCTTCGAAAGTATCAAACTTAACCATCATACCATCTCTACCATACCATTCTATGTTTGGATCAAATACAATATCATCTTTAACACCAAACCCTTCAACCCAATCTTTATACTCTTTCCACGTCATAACAATCTCCTTTAAAGTCCGTGAGTTAATGGGTCCCAACTAGAATTCTCGTTAGCTCCTGCATATTGTAAATTTCTCTGGTTATCGCGTACATGCCTTAAAGCTAATTCCAGATAGTTGACACAATGCCTGTAATGCTCGCCACCAGTGCCAACTTCTCTATATCTGTAAACCCTATCACCTGTCTTTTCATTTTTTTCAAGAACCTTAGCTGTATTGCAACATTCGTTAGCGAATACATTAACCTCTTCACACTTACGCGGTATTTCTAATTTGCCGCTTCTTATCCACGTCTGGCTTCCATCCATCGCCTCGGTTCTATGGAGAATGTAAACACCACTCTCCTGATCTTCCTTTACTAAATTTCTCTGCTTATCCCTATACTCAACGCCGTATACTATAACTTTAGGATTACGTTTAGAGCATCGAGTCTGGAACTTCCTGAAAGATTCCTCGTATGGTCTTAGGCATATAGCTGCACTTTTCACATTGAATCTACCTACCAGATCATACAGGGCGTCAAAAGTAGATACCCTTGCCATATAGATTATCTTCGCGCCACCATTACGTTTCTTCTCTGCGATAACCACACGGTTAGTCTTCATTATATCAGCGGCCATTGCAGTACCGACAGATGAACTTGAAACCATTAGATCGTCACCACAGCAGTTAAATACATCCTGCTGTCTTAGTCTGTCTTCTACCGGAATGTACGGCAAACCTAAATATGTATTATGGAACCTGCCCATAAGTGAAGTATCAAGTACAGCCTCCATATGTTCCTGCATAAGAAAAGTTGCATCAAACTTAGCTGTATTAAAATAACCTACATGATAACCGGAAATACCCTCCATTGGGTAACGCTCATTGTATCTGTCTGGATATTTAGCTACATATTCGCTGTTTTTAGCAAATATCTCTTTCCCACATTTAATACAAGCCATATATGGGTAAGCCTTACTGTGTGTATCATCTTTTTTGTATTTTATAGATTTAGGAAATTCTTCTGATACAGAAGTATACTTGTTACACGCAAGACATTTAATCAATCTAAATTTCTGATCGGAATTATTAAAGACCTTATGAATACCGACATCAGGAATAGTGGGAGAACCTAAATCAACTTCTTTCTTGAAATCAGAGTCAAGCAGTCTATCAACGGTCATCTTAGCCATATCTTCGTCGAAAAGGTCTCTCTCATCTCTAATAACCTCATCAGCAGGAGTAGATCGTACTGCACCTCCGTCCTTCTTACCCTGTATTATAGTAGTAGCAGAAGCACCCTTTAAAGTCAAAAACGCCTTGCCAACCTGCTTTGCAAATACAGAATTCGTACTCTTTAGGAACTTCTTAATACAAGGATTATTGGCAATCAACGGACCAAAGCGAGTCTTAGAGAAGTCTTCTACACTATCTTTATTGTGGAAGTAATATATCACTCCTTTAGGGTATAAACCATATCTGAGTTTATGTATGGCTCTCAGCATGAATAAAGTAGTTATTCTAGCCTGCGTACCCTTCATTACAGCTATATGCCTGGCGGGGTCGGACATTATGTCCTGCATGTACTCACAGCCTTTAAGGGTAAACTCAGTATTACCCATTAGCTTGATCTTGTTCTTAACAGCCCAAAAACAAGGGTTAGCCTGCATTAACACATTTATATCCTGATCCGCCAATTAAGATTCCTTCCTGATATCTTCACGCAATTTATGCAATATCTCTATTTTTGTTTCCATCTATGAATCCTAATTACCGTCATCGCCATTCATTTCTTTGTAAAATTCACATTTATTATCATCATCAAAACTCAACTTGTGTCCTTTGTGCTTAAACAGGAACTTATTCAAATTAACCAAAATCTCTTCGGTAGTATAAATATGGTCTCGCTGGCCAATCCATAAAGACTCCTTGCAATCATGGCAGTTTATATTATAGCAAACACTCATTTATGAATCCTTCCTAATTTCTACATGCTCTATTGTTTCACCCATGTCTGTATACTCATTAACAATAGCATCAACCTCAATATCATTACCGGATATACAGCGTTTCGAGTTATCGCCTTTAAGGAAAACTTCTTTCATTCTATGAATCCTTCCCAGTTTATAACTGCGTGCATGGTTTCTTAATACACCCGTAAGAACCAGTAGTATTCGCTTCTGGCACTAACTCGCTAATGTAGTCAATATCAAGATGTGCAGATTTCTCAAGTATCTCCACAGCTAAACGATAATCGTGATCCGCAATAGCCTTGCTGTACAATTTCTTAAGCTCTTTCTCATATTCTGCTCGCTTCATTTCATTATCCTTGCCTAAATTAACTACGCTACCGCTGACCGCTTCCACGCAGGAACCCAGTAGCCATCAGCTTCCAACTCGTCAATACTCATGCTATGTAATCGCCGCATCAATTCCTTATGCTCTGAGCTGTTCACCCATGAGTCCTGAGGGTATGCTCGGATTGCTGCAGATAACGGGTGCCTAGTCATTGATTTTACACCTTGTTCGGGTTTGTGTTCAACTTTGGATTGTTCGGGTTTAACCTGTTCGACTTTGGATTCCTGTTCGGGTTCAGACTGCCTCTTATGTTGCATACGGCACTTGTCTGAACAAAATTGCTTCTGGCGGCCAGATAACTCATTATTACAATGCTCATTCATACACTTCATGTTATAAACTCCTGCAGAATAAAGAATTAACTATATAACTCTGGATGAAACTTGTCCTGTTTTGCTCCGATGGGCATAATTGACAGGGGAGAGTATTATAATCATCGACCCGTACCCTAACTCCCCACCCCACCCGCCTTATAGCTCTAAGAGGCTTTATATGCCCGTAGGAGGCCTTGCCGGCCAAACAAGCACCAACTACACTATCTAGCCTTGCCTGCACCACAGAGGCACACAGACGGTCTGGCGCTTGTGTTACGTTAATAGGCGTGATGGCCATGCATTGTGTGCTGTCTGTAGTAGTGTGTGTAGTCATAAGTCCTTTCAGCCACTAGTCTTAAGTAGGTTATTAGCTATGATGTTAGCGCGGGCCTGCTCTTCAGGGGTTAAGGCCGGTACTATGTGTTCACCCATGTCTATTGTCTGGCTATGCAAGCTGCTTATAGCGTTTAGCTCGCGTATAATGCCGCTTCTGGCCTGTATTGCTTGTATATCCCCAGTGTTGGCTTTAGCCTGCAACAACTCATAGTCTGCGTACAGTTTCTTGATGGCAATATCTCTGTTATGTTTGTATATTTTGGCTATTTCGGCCTGTATTTCATGCTTTCTTTTTAGTAGCTTGTGATTTCTTGTGTTGTCATGTGCTTGCCTACCTAATGTATAGTCGCTGCCCTTATATCCTGCTGTCCTTGCTGATTCCGTGCCATTACCGAATGATTGGCTTCCAACTGTAAACATAGCAGTACAGAATAGTTCTTGCTTGCCTGTTAATGGTCTTTCTTTTGTCTTCTTGGTTGATTTAGCCATTTTATCCTGTTCCTGACATGTTCTGCAGTCTAATATACCACTCTGGGATTAGCTGCTCGAAGCATAGGTTATATCTGCCCAGACTATGCGATTTCAAGAAGTCTTCTTTATCCTTATTGGATTCAGGTGTTTTCGGTAATTCTATTGTTTTAGCCATTTTATTCACACTTTAATAGTATCGGTTATTTGTTTGGCGTATTTATAAGCTAGTGCTCGTTTATTCATTCTATTCTGTAGCTTGTCAAATATCGACCATGTTGCCGCTTTCCGTGTTTCCTTGGCAACTCTACGCCTTATCTTGATGTCATCTAATGGTGATAGTTGACTGAAAACCTCTGTTCTTTCCCTGAATTTTAGTTCCCTGTCTACTATCCATCGGCGTTCTCTCTTGAATCTTTGTTTTGGTGTTATCGGTCTTCTTATTGCTATTATGCCCATTATTGCCTTATTCACCTTATTTCAAGTCCACTGCTTCGCTTCTAATGGACTAACTCACTTGGTTTAGTACTAATGCATGCCTGCGTTTTGCCCTGCCTTAGAATAGCTCCCCGTTCTACTTTATTTTCTTTGTTGAAGTTGTTTGTAGTTTTCTGGGGAGCCATGTTTAATCCATAGTGTTTTGATATAGTCTTGACAATGATTCAACTATCGCTGGCGATCCCAGACAAGCTTCCAAGGCCTCAGCCATGTATCTAATCTCGTCTCCGGCTGTATTATCGCAGGGCTTGATTAAGTCTATCCTTGCTTTCATTTCGCTTTTAATGCTCATTATGATACCTTTGTTTTACTATTCACACCATAAATACTGTGCCTATTGTCGTAATAAGATTCTTTTCGTTGTTGTTTGATCAATAATGACAATTCTTTACGGTCTTGATAATACTTGCGTTTTCTTTGTTTCTTGGTTAGTGCCATATTCTTACTCTATACTGGTTATTGTCTTGGCTTGTAATATCCACTCGGTTATAGATTCGAGCGCATAACGCTCCTAAGAAATTTAGTAGAAGCGTTTGCAATCACTCGTATAATGAGTTCTCACGCTTTTAGCTCTCGTATCGCTCGCCATATTGTGCAAGATACGATCCACGACGGCTTAAGCAGCAGTGCGCGTTATGACCGCTTAAGACTTGTACTCAATATCCTTATCTTGATATCAACGTCTCCTATATGCCACGAAAGCCGTAATGATATAGGTATCACTCTGAATCAATTGTCTCTTCGTTTCTTACGTCTAACCCGCAATTTGCTCACATTATCCCACTTTTCGTTTATCTGGGAAAATCGGAAGGTCTCACCTACCTTTTTGGCTTGTTTGTATAACTTTTCGATTGTATGTGTGTATTCATTCATTGCCTGAATTGTATCACTCTCCCGCCATCCTGTCAATGAATTAAAAACACAACATGCGTATATTTTTTACACCATTCCCATAATATCATATAACTCTTTATATCTAAGCTATTTACATCACATAACTTTTTTTGCATGTTTCTAATTTTATTCATGCCTTCCCAAACTACTATTTAGGATTTTGTGAGTTTCTAAATTATTGAGCTTTAAATGGGCTTTTTGCATTTTATTATCATTGTGGCATGGTAGTTGCTTTCCTACGGGTAACTTTGAAACTTTAATTTAAGGAGTACCAAAAAATGACCGACAATGAACAATATAAAGAAACTTGCAATAGATTCCATCGCGATCCCAGGATTATATCGGCACGCAAGCAATACAAGGTTGATTGCAAGAATATGACCGAAAGAACCGCATGGACTAAGTTTCAGGATACAATGACTGATGTTAAAACCGAAATTACTGGTTTAATTTGACAACCTTTAAGGAGTAGAACAATGAATAAAAAACGCAGAACCGAATTAGCTCAGATACATAACAGACTTGATATACTTATTACAGAAGAGCAGGAGGCTTTTGATAATATGCCTGAATCAATTCAAGATAGCTCAAGAGGTGAAGTGTCGCAAGACGCTATCGACCACATGGACAGTGCGAAGGCGGAACTTGATGAGGTAATTTTTGACTAAAGCTTAACCCCTTGCTAGCCTTTCGCCCGCGTCCGTCCGAAGCTGACGGGCTTGGGTTAAATGCTCATTTAAAGGCCAATAGGCCAGAAACTAGGATAAAATGACAGAATATAACGTGACCGCAAGTTTATCCATAACCTGCAATATAGATGTTGAAGCGAAAGACGCTGAATCAGCTAGAGAAGAGGCATTGGGATATTTTGAAGTTAGCGCAAACCTTGAAAGCGAGTTTTATAAAAATATTTGCGTTACAGATATTGAAATTAACGATATAAACGAATAGGTTGGAAAGCGAGGCATAAAATGAATTTAAGCTGGTCTATCATATTGACGATATTAACCATAACCCTGCCATTAGTGCTAATCTTTTGGCTAACGATTAGGAGAAAATAAGATGTATTACAAAACAGTATATTTCAAATTATTCGGACAAGAAGTTTCAGTTGATGTAATGTGTACGCCCCGCATATCAGATGAAGAACTAAGAGAACGAGCTATACAAATGCTTATCAGT